GGAAATTCTCCACTTGGCTTGTCCTCTGGTTCGTTCAAATAAGCCATTAGAGAACCGTCTTTTAACGATAGTAATGGTAATGACTCAAGTTTTAACATTAAGCCGTTCTTGGTTTCTATAACAACTCCTATTGACTGATATTTTTTCTTGGACTTACCATCCTTATCTGTGTATTCAGATAGTGCTGCTTTTACATAATATTTAATACCCATATCAACTTCCTTTCATTAAATTAACTTCACTTTCAACTTCACTTAAAAACTTGACTATTTCAGATTCTATTTCATCAATCATCGTTTTATCACGTTCTACACGACAAATAAACAACTGACTACGTTCTGGCATACGAGGATCAAACGAGATAAAATCGCACCATTCTCGATTCGTTACTGCCATTTGGGATTGCATTTGTATAACGTATTTAGCTGGTGGTTTACCATCCTTAATTGTTGCCCAATGTGTAGCAGAGTTAGGACACTTGATTTCAATAAGCCCATCACTATTGACAAGGCCATCAGGAGAGCAACCGAACCAAGATATAACGTCATGGTCGATAAAAGCGATTTGATCAACAAAATTACCTGTTTTAACTTCATAAGCAACTCTCGCCTGTGGTTCTGTGGATGTACCCCATTGCATAGCCTCATTCATATATGTTGGTTCAATATTACCTGTAACTCGCTGAAGTGCAAGCTCGATAAGATAATTACCTCGACTAGCAGATGTGCCAGTCTTTGTCTTGGCTAAAATGTCAGCAACTCGACTAGCAGTAACCTTGCCTAAACGGAGTTGATGCCAGGCATCTGTACCTTGAATAATATCAGTCATTTTTTGCCTCTTTATGCATAAAATCAATCAAACCATCTAATACTTCAGGATTTTTGTTATCAGCCCATACTCCACTAACAACAAAATTTAATTCCATTGCTCTATCAATATCGCTATTGGGATACTTTAATTTATAGCAATAATTTCTTAAATACTTATATCTTTCTGCATCAGCTTTCAATTCTTCAATCTTTTCGGCTTGTTGGCGTAGCATAGTGGCAACTTTTTTAGAAAATTGAGTACCAATTTCATATTCCCAATCTTCAATTGCATCTGCTAGTTCATTTGCTGTCATTTCTTGCCTTTCTTAATACTTTTCTAGCAAATTCAATCATGTCATTAATATCAGGATCAACTTTATCCATACAAGATATAATCTCTGCATCTGATAATTCACGATGTTTATGAATAAGTTGATATTTTAAATCTTGAATAGCAACTCTAAGGTCAGCTAATTCTTTTAATTGTGCGTCAGTCATAGTTCTCTCGCTTTCATCATTTCATCTGCTAATTCAAAAGATAATTTAGAAATCAATCTACTTGAATAGTCAGTTTTAGGATTAGATAGAAATCCTACAATTATTTGTCCTGCAAAGTAATCTCTTAAATCCATGCCATCTTGACCATAATTTTTTTCATTTGATAATGGAAATGCTTTCATAGTAATTCTGCCTTTCTTTTATCTTTAGCTGCACTAATCTTAGCAATAGCTTCTTTGTTTTTACTAAGTTCTTTATATGCTTGGCCATATGCTGATTTAAGAGTATCCATGTCTAAACATTCGTTAATATTGTCTAACCAATGTATTGTTAAATCTGTCATGTCAGGTTTTTCTTCATCAATAGCATCCGATGGCAAATCAGATCCAGCATAAATATATAAACCAATACCAAAGCAAGCAATATTTTTAGCCAAGCAACGCATCTGTGAGTCCGAAATTTTACGAGCATCTGGATTCTTGATTGCGTTATTACGATTGTCCATTACAGGTAATTGCATTTCTAAAGTTTTACCTAAAGCTGTAACTTCTGTACGCACCATCATAGTTTCGTTATAAACCATTGGTTCTAAAAACTTCCATGTAGCCGTAGAATCATTTTGCAATAGAATGTCTAAGCCATAAGTCCAAGACAAATACGTTAGATTGCCTTTACGTTCTGTAAACTCATTGACGTTAATTTGACGCAACTCACTAAAAGTTTTACGTTTATCCATTTTTTCTAGTTCTTTCACAAAGTTCATTTAATTGTCCATTTCTTTTTCAGCTTGTATTCTTGCAAACTTCTCACGAGATTCCATTGATATGCACCATAACAAACGGCCTAGTTTCTCAAAGTCTTTGTTTTGCAAGTATTCTTCAATGGATTGTGCTTGTTCTGTAGTAGCTGAATAAATGTCTTCACTAAAGTTTTCAAATAAACAGCAGTTATAGTCATCATTGTGATACAACAAATCTTTGACTCGTTCTTCAAATGCATCTTCATCAACGTATTCAGAATCGTCATTAGTAAGCCAAGCATCGTAATTAGATTTTAAATATTGGTCGTACATTACAGACCACCAGTCTTGATAATCCATACAGCTAATGGAATAACAAACATTAACGTACCTAATATAAGTGCTTCTATAAATGTTTTCATATACTTTCTCTTTCTTCAATTGATTAATAAATTTACTGCATACCTAAATATTATTCTTATTTTTACCACAAATCAACACTTTTATAAAAATATTTTATAGGTGTTTACACTAATAATAAATGTAGTAAAATGTGCTAGTATTACAAATGAAAGGAGTTTTACATGGACATTTATACAGAATTAAAACTTGAGTTTGGTTCTTTATACCGACTTGCGATGCTTTTAGGTATTAGAGAAACGGCTATTTATCAATGGAAAGCCAGGTGTAAAGGTATTCCAATTAAGCATTTAAGAAAAATAGTTGAATTGTCAGAAGGTAGATTGACTAGAGAAATGCTTAGACCTGATATTTTTGGAGAATGAAATGCCAAGAAAAGCATTATCAAAAAAATTGCGATTTGATGTTTTTAAACGTGATGGTTTTAAATGTCAATATTGTGGTGTTACACCTACACATGAAGTTTTACAAGTTGATCATATCATTCCTGTAATTGATGGTGGTGAAAATGAAATTGATAATTTAATAACTTCATGTCAGCCATGTAATTTAGGAAAAGGAGCTAAATCTTTAAATTTAATACCTGAATCATTAAAAATTAAATCTCAAAAAATAGCTGAACAGGAAAAACAAATAATTGAATATCAAAAAATAATTTTTGAATCTAGGTATAGAAAAGAAGAAATGGCTTGGAATATTGCTGAATTATTTGATGAAAAAGCAAGAGATGGATTTCCTAAAACTGATTTTGAATCTATAAAAATGTTTTTAGATAAATTGCCATTTGAAGAAGTTTTAAACGCTGCTGATATTTCCAATGCAAAAACATTTTATTCGTCAAATAAGCGTTTTAAATATTTTTGTGGTATTTGTTGGAACAAAATAAGGAATAATCGTGCCGAATAGATTGTTAAAAGAAGGTATTGTTGATTCATCAGCTTTAAATGAACTGACTGCTGAAGAAGAAGTATTTTTTTATCGTTTATTAGTTGTTAGCGATGATTTTGGTCGTATGGATGCCAGACTTCCTATTCTTAAATCACGTTGTTATCCATTAAAAGAAAACTTAAAACTTGAAAAAATTGACAACCATTTGCGGTCATTGGTCAAACATAAGTTAGCAATTTGCTATCAAGTAGAAGATAAACCATATTTACAAATTCTTAAATGGGAACAAAGAGTTAGAAGTAAAGGAAAATATCCGTCAGCAGATTGCGGTCAAATGACAGACATATGTCAGACAGATGACGGCTTGGGTATGGGTATGGGTATGGGTATGGGTGCATCGAAAGCAATTAGCTTCAATGCCGAAAGTAATTGTTTTGAAAATATTGATGATGCTCAAAAGAAATTGTGGAAAGAAGCATATCCAGCCGTTAATTTAGAAATTGAGTTATCTAAAGCAATAGTATGGTTAAAAGCAAATCCAACAAAAAAGAAAAGTAATTACAACAAATTTTTAAGTGGATGGTTTTCAAGATGTCAAGATTCAGGTGGTACTAAAGTAGGAATTCAAACAAAAGAACAGGTGAACTTTATATGATTGGTCAAGATGAAGCCTTTAAGTTTTGGTACAACAATGATTACTTACATGGAGTATTTGTCATCGTTGGTACTAAACCTGACTGGTTTGATCCTAAAGACAGTTATTGTCCTATGCCTACCATTTACACAGAAAAAGATATGCCTCGTAGTATTGATTTAGCATTTTTAACAAACCAAGTTGTAAATTTAATTCATGGTGATTGTACGGATGAACAATTTGCAGCGTGGTTTATTCATTTAACAAACATAAAACCAAAAATCCTAATTGGATTAGATTCGGAGAGCGAAGTTCATGTTAGTAAACATTGATTTAGAGCAGTATCGTGAATATCACGACATTATGTACCAGATTAAAGAAAAGTCTATTTTTGAAGAAGAAATTAAAACGTATTATAAAAACCGACATTTAGGTATTGAAGGCGATAAACTTCCTTTTGCGAAACTAGACCAGCTTGTCGGATTAAGACATTCAGAACTAACAATTTGGGCTGGAGAAAACGGATCAGGAAAATCGTTGATTCTAGGTCAATTAAAACTATCTCTCTTAAAAGCCCATAAAACGGTTTTAACGGCTTCTTTAGAGATGACACCTACTAAGACCTTATCTCGCATGGTTCGTCAAGCCATAGGCTCTTTAAACGTGTCTAATCGTGATATTGAACACTTTATGGAGTGGAAAAAAGATAAAGCCTATTTATTTGACCATCAAGGTAGATTAGATGCATGGCAAGCTATTGCTTTATGTCGTTATGCAAAACAGCATTTAAAATGCGATCACATCATTTTAGATTCTATGATGAAATTAGTTAGAGGAGAAGATGACTTTAACGGACAAAAAGACTTGGTAGATGCTTTATGCGATGTTGCTAAAGAAACAAAGATGCACATTCATTTGGTTCACCACATTAGAAAAGGTGGAGAAAGTAATCGAATTGCAGAAAAGAAGGATATTAAAGGTTCAGGAGTTATTACTGATTTAGCTGATAACGTCATTTTAATTGCTAGAAACAGATTAAAAGAAAAAGAAACAGAACAGAACAGAATTGCTGACAATACGCAACCAGACACATTTTTAATTACTGCAAAACAACGAAATGGTGATTGGGAAGGTACTTTGGGACTGTGGTTTGATAGAAAAAGTCAGCAGTTTACAGAGAGTTTTCAACAACCAATTATTAATTATTTGGAGAGCAATTAATGAGTTTTTTAGGAAAATTTGATTGTTCTACAGGAATTATTCAAAATTTATACCAATTAGGTGATATTTCAGTAAGAACATCAACTGTAAAAGATTTACTTTTAGTTGATAAATTACAAAAAGAAAATTCTTATGCTGTAGGTTTTATTCCAAAAACTACTATAGAAAGTCAGGTTTGGGGTGGAAGTCGTAATTTTATTATTTTAATTTGTGAAGCAAACAATGATGCTGTTGGTTATGTGTTTATTACACCTGGTAAAAAAGTAGATACTTACGCAAAAATTCAACAAATTGCAGTCAGAAATGACGCTAGAAGATTGCAATATGGAACTGCATTAATAACTGTATGCAGAGATTTTTGTAATGAATTCAATCGTAAAGGATTTACTTTGCGTTGTAGAGAAGATTTAGAAAGTAATCATTTTTGGAAAAAAATAGGATTTAATCAATATGGAACTTGGTCTAAAGGTAAATTAAACCATGTTGGTTATAAAGCATCAAAAAACATAAATCTTTGGAAAATTGATTTAAATACAAATTTACCGGGTTTATTTCAGGAATCAGATTTTTCTTTGGTGATGTTATGAAAGTTCTTCCGATTAAAAATGAAGAAACTTACGAATGGTTATTAAAAAAACACTATGCAAAACGTATTCCACAAATTATGTATGCTTTTGGTTTATATAAAGATAATATTTTAGTAGGTGTAATTACATATGGAATACCTGCTAGTCCATCATTATGTATGGGTATTTGTGGAAAAGAATATTCTGACAAAGTTTTAGAATTAAATCGAGTTTGTTTATTAGAAAATGATAAAAATCAAGCTAGTTATTTAGTCGCTAATTCAATTAAATTACTTCCAAAACCTACCATTATTGTTTCTTATGCTGATACAGAACAAGGACATATAGGTTATGTTTATCAAGCTACTAATTTTTTATACACAGGTTTATCAGCTAATAGAGTTGATTGGACTATAAAAGGTTTAGAGCATAAACATAGTAAAACTATAAGCGATGGCATGACTTTAGAATCAATAAAAGAAAAATATGGTGATGATTTTTATTACACAGAACGAAGTAGAAAACATCGTTATATCTATTTTCATGGAACTAAAAACGATAAAAAAATATTAAATTCAAAACTTTTATATAAATCTGAACCATATCCAAAAGGTGATACTAAAAGATATGACTCTGGTGGCAAAGTAGCAACTCAATCATTATTATTTTAAGGAAATTAATGGAAAATCCTAATAAAGTCGTGGAATTTTTACTTAAAAACGCTGGCAAATATGCAAAAGCTAAGTCGGAACGTATTTATATCGAAGAATTTAGAAAGTCTAAAAAAGCACTTTTAATGCAAATAGCACAGTTAAAAGGAGTTGAAACAATGGCAGCTCAAGAACGTGATGCTTATGCTAACTTGGAATATCAGGAGTTGCTAGAAGGATTAAGAACTGCTGTTGAGG